ACTTAATTTAATACCAGCTTCGTGTAACTTATTTAGACGTTTAATTCTTTCTGCATAAGCACGTTCTTCTGGAGTATCGGGAGTTTTTGCTTTAGTTCCACCAGTTGAGCCAGCTTTATTGCCTGTAGGTCCACCGCGGCCTACAGTAGACGACAATTCAGATAACTTTTTAAAGAATCTATCTAAGGATTCATTAAGTTCGTCTTTTGTTATTCCATCACTCATTCAGATTTGGTCCTAATATTGGTTAAAACACCACATAAATACATTTAATATAAATTGGCACCTATAGCCTATTTACCAACAAGGATTAACTACATGGATAACTCCAACCCACTTAATAGACCAATAAAGTCAGCTTCGGTAAATCCGTTGTCACAATATTACCGTCGACCAGGTACCTATATTGAACTTCCAAGCCAAGGAAGATTTTATAAAACGCCACCAAAGCTTTCCGACAACGGAGAATTGGCTGTTTATCCAATGACTGCTAAAGATGAGCTGATTTTAAAAAATCCAGATTCGTTGCTCAACGGCGAAGCATTGAAGCATGTTATAACTTCTGTATGTCCAGACATTGCAAACGTAAATGAAATTCCAACAACTGATGTTGATGCAATTTTAGTTGCAATGCGTATGACCAGCTATGGTGACGATATGAGCTTGAACATTCATCACGGATGTAATCAAAGTAAAAGTAAAGATCAAAATAAAAGTCAACATGTGGTTGTTGGACTTGGTAGTGTATTAGGTACACTACGTAATGTGCCCGATGACGTTGGCATTGTTACATTAAGTTCTGGTATCAAAGTAAATTTAAAACCATACACACTGGAAGCACAAAGTAAATTGTTACGTGTGCAATTTACTACCATGCGTCAATTACAGGCGGCTGAAGTAGACGAAAGAATGACAATTGATCAAAAGGCTGCAATTGCCAACAAGGGTTACAATGATTTAGTATCATTGAGTCAGGAAACAATGGGCGAATGTATCATTAGCGTTATGTTACCCGACGGTACAGAAGTATCAAACTCAAGCCATATCGCTGAATGGGTTAAGAATTTAGATCGAGCAAGTCATGAACGACTAGATCAAGAAGTAAAACGTTTTAACGAATATGGTATCATTAAAACAATTAAGGTACATTGTGATTATTGCGGTGAAGACTACACCAGTGACATGTTGTTTGACCCAACAAGTTTTTTCGAAATCGGCTCTTGATGTTAGGTCTTGATAGAGCCAGCATTGCTCGCTTTATCGAGGGTATAGAAGCAGACTCAAGAGCCTTAATAAGGGAAGTGTCAGAACTAAGTGTATGGGGTTCTATTAATCCAGAGACCATATGGGACATGACATATTTAGAAAGATTAGTCCTTAGTGAAACAATTAAAGAACGTACAGAAACAATGTATGGTAAGAAAGGTATTGCTAGAAGATAATGTATTATCTTAATCGGGCGAAGTACTTCGCCCTTGAATATCGCATCACTTCGTGATTGCTCATTCATTTCATTTTTTAATTAGTATTTTTACAGTTTATATTTTGTATTGTTTATACAGATATATGATTTAAATTTTACTAACATTATGATTACTTGACTTAGATTATCTAGTCACACTTAGCCTTGACAGGCTAAGGAAAACATTTGGTTCTTGACTCAGACCCCTATGCCACTTTGGATTAAGCAACTGTTTGCACAGTAAAGGCGGTTACGCTGTACCTTTTTACACTAGACTTGAATAACGCAGAACACAACAACAATCCAAACTGTTCTTGTATTCTTGTAGGTTGTAATAGTTCAACAGAGCCTACTCATTTTGGTCTTGCAATTCTTACACCAAGCCAGTTTCATACCGTTTGACTTACGTCCTGTTAAGGATAGTGGTGATAAGTCTGTGCTACCGCGCACAATTTCCGTCCCTGCGATACGTGTGTCCAGGTTTAGGGCGCATTACAACCGGCCTGCGCGAAGCCTATCGGTAGAGATGGAGTATTGTGTTAGTGTGCGATTGACGCTATGGGAACTAAAGGAGCCGGTGTTATAGTTTGTTTATGATATGTGAGCCATGTACGCGAACCGAAATTTGACCGTTATAATAATCAGTTGACTCTAAAACTTTTCTTTCAAATTGTTCTCGAGCTTCAATATACGAACACACTGCTTTTGAATTGCAGTAATGTAATATTTCGCGTGTAAATTTTTCTTTGCCTAAGGTTACTACATCTTTGTTTAAGTGATCGTTTGAGCCATAATACTCTCGCCAATCAGAATCAATTTTGCTACGAATCTTTTTCTTCTTCTTGGTACCATTTTTAAGCTTTACTACCTTGTAGGAGGTTTTAGCAAACTTAGCTAACTTTTTACCTACATACTTTCTTCCGTCAACTGTGTTTGTTATTAAGTAGACAAACCCGACGGTGTCGTCGGGTAAGTCCATAACTTCAGTGCCTTGATATGACCAAGTCATTAACTAAGTTAATGATTATTTGGCAATCTTAGCGGCAACGCGAGCAGCCTTTTTCTCAGCTTGACGAGCGGAACCTTCTGGATTAGTGATCGTGTGGATTTCATCCTTACGAACCTTAGCCATTTTTGTAATGTCGCGTAGAGCACGTTTTGCACGGCTTCCAGCGGCCTTGACAGCACCATTGTTAAACTTTTCGCTTTCTGCCTTGTATGTATCTAATAGAGCAACAAGTGCGGCATGAGTTGGAGTAGACATATTAATTTTCCTTTATGTAATTTCATTCACCTGTGTATCGGTGTCCAGCATGGTAAATCCGTTCTGTTTGACTACCATGAGTACATTATTTACCCTACTTGCCAGTTCATCCCTATGCGAAATAAGGAAAATATTGCGATTCATCTCTCTTCCCATGGATTTTAGTACAGACATTGAGTTTTCAATGCCTACACTATCCATCCCAGAATCAACTAGCTCGTCAATGAACATAAGATTCATTGGCTCTGTAAAGCTTTCATACACATCTCGGAAACTCCAGCTTAGTGCTAGAATTAACCTATTTCTTTCGCCGCGGCTCAGATTATCAAAATCAAAGCTTTGCCCAAGTTGACTAATATCCACTTCTAAATCGCTTTTAAAAATTACTTGGTGCGGCAATTGTAACCTATCTAAATATTGACCCAATCTGTGATTTAAGTATGCCAGATTTTGTTCAATAATACGTTTTCGAACAAACGAATCCTTACTAGTTAGCAGTTTTAGCAGGAATTCTTGATGTTCTAGAAGTTTACTTACACGATTAATCTCATCCCAGCTGACCACAGCAAGGGCAGTGTTACGCATTGCTTCAATTTGTTCTTGATAAGGATCATCTTCTTGATTCTTGATTTCAAGTTGTTTCTTGATATTTTCTAAATTATTTTTATGAGCGGCAGCATCCTCAACACTGATATATTTTGTAGTTGGCCTGTTTCCGAGTTGGCCAATACTTTGTGCCATATAAATTGCTTGAGCCAGCAACTCATGTTCATCTCGAAGAGCCTTTTCAGTTATAGAAACTGATTCTTGTGCTGATGCAGTCATTTGATCGTGCTGTACATCATGCACACCTTGTCCACAGCTAGGGCAACGATGCTCTTTAATATCTTCTAAATTTTTACAAACTACGGCAAGTGCATCTTCTAACTTTTTAACATTGCTTTGACGATTTGCAAGTTCTTTATTGGCTAACTTTAGGCGACTTTCATTTTCTTTAAATGTTACCAATGCTCTATGTGCATCAAGCTCTGCATCAATGTCTGTGCCTTCTAGTTCGTTGATGGCTGCATTGAAATTTCTAATATCGTCAGACTTTTTTCGAGCCCATACACCCGAACGTCTTTCAAGATCATCAATGCTGGTCTGTACTCGTTGATTACTTTCTTGTAAGGCTTTAACACGTGACTCCTCATCTCGTATCATTTCCTTACTGTTTTTAATTTGTTCTTTAAGGATGTCAGCTTTTTCACTTAATAACGTGATACCGAGCAATTCTTCAATAATGTCACGTTGCTCATTTGCACGTAAACTTAAGAACGGCTGTGTATATGTGTTAAGAGCAACAATGTGCTTGAACATGTCAGCACTCATACCAACTACATGATCAATCGCTTCTTGAGTAACACGATTTTCACCAGCACCTTCATCTGTGCCTGCTTCGTTAACTTCGTGGTCGTCAACAATAAATCTTAATAAGTTTGGCTTACGTCCACGTTCAATAATATATTTGTTGCCATTCTTTTCAAACTCAACAGTGACCAACATATTTTTTCCATTGGTCTTATTGATGAGATTTTCTTTACGAATGTTAGTCAATGCGCCGCCAAACAATGCATAGCTTAGTGCATTGACCATAGTAGTTTTACCAACGCCATTACGGGCACCATCGCCACCCAAATCAAGATTATTACCAAGCACCAGAGTCAAACTATGTTGATCCATGCGAAGAGCCTGAGTAACATTACCCACGCTCATAAAATTCTTGATTGTTAAATTTTTAAAAGTGATCAATGTGTGAGCCCTTGATATATGCTGGTTAAAATTTGTTTGTCAATGACATCGCTATCAATTGCTTGAATCTGATTTAGTACAATAGCATCTACGCTTTCAAAGAGAATTTCTCCACCTTCCCACTCAGTTGCATATTCCTCAGTTTTACCAGGAATTAAACTAAGCTCGCGCATGTTATAGGTAGTTACCCATTGTTCTTTGATATAGCTTGCCTCTTCGTAACTAATATCAACGTCAATGGTAACACGAGCAAATGTTTGACTATCAAACAGTTCTTCATGACGGTCAATTGCCTGAGTCAATGTCAAAGTTTTAAATTTTGGTGCAGCCGGCCATATTCTAAAGTCAGGTTGACCGCCATACTCTAAAAACATACATCCACGGTCGTCATCCCATGCATCAGCATAGTTGTGCGGGAAACAATTTCCCATGTATACTACATTACCTCGTTGTTGACGCTTATGAAAATGTCCAGAGAACACAAGTTCTTGGTTAGGAAAATGTCCTTCGTTTAAACCTCCATGATCCGGCATCTCTACCATGGCGTTCATTTTAAAGTGAGGCAGTTCAAAGTGTCCAAACACATAACGGCTCTTGAGCTTTTTCATTGTCTCCCACTCGTCACCAACTAGCCAAGGAACAATAGTCATGTCGCCAACAGTTAACACATCATTGACTAGTACAACATTATTCAAATAATCACCAAAAGGAAGTGAGTTAATTTCTCGCTTTTCTCTATAGGCCAAATCGTGATTACCCATAATAATATACACCTTTTCAAAGTTCTCTGAGAGATATTTGATGTTAGATGTTGTATAGTTCAGAGTGCTTACATTAATGTTTGCACGATTATTATGCCAATCTCCAAGGAAGATGCAAGTTTCAGCACCTTCCTTCTTGGCTTCTTGTGTCATCCATTTAATGAAGTTTTCACAGTCATCATTGTGGGCACGGCTGTTGTTTCGTAAACCAAAATGGATATCTGTAAAGCACACGGCTTTCTTAAAAGGTTGTGTCATAACTGTTATTTTAGCATTTCAGTAAGTTGTTGTCTACAACGAGTTAGATCGTCTTTGACATGCAAACGTTTCTTCTTAAGGTCCTCTAAACGCAGGTCCTCAAATAGCCCAGTTTTCTCAAGTGTATCAACTTCCTTGTCCAACTTTTCGTGAGACTTTTCTAAATGTGTGATATGATGTTTTAGGCTCTCTATATGCATGGCTTACTCCTTTTTTAAGAATGGGTTTAAATCTGGTGGTACCCAACCTAGTGGTTTAAGGACCTTGCCATCATCGCGTTTGCGAACCTTGCCAGTTTCTTTGTCAATCTTAGCAAAGTTAGTGCTCATGACTTCTTTCCATGCGCCTTCTGCATCGGCACCCATACTATGGATTGCACCAATGGTAACAACAAGAATATCAATTAAAGCATCTAATTCCTCAACGGCATTGCGATTTGCATACGCAACATTATGCTCTTCAAATTCTTCTCTCATTAGCTTTAGATAAAGCTTGTACTGATCTTCGTTAAAGGTCCCAACAGTTTGATCGCAGGCCCTCATAAATTTTTCTTGATCACGGAATTGATTGGACATCTATACTTTCCCCTTCTTCTAAGATATCTGATACATCGTCAGTTAATAAGGCAGCCGCTTTCTCTGCGTCTTTGAGTGCATTAAGTCGTTCAACTTCTGCCAGATGCGCCTGCTGATGGTCCATTTGTCGAGTCCATGATGGCATTTGACCACTGTCTTGCAGTATGTCGTCTCGAATATCACGCTGGCGTTTTTCTACATTAAGCACTCGAGTAAATGAGTTTGTAACTGCGGCGGTATAATACGCAAATGGGTTTTGACTTTTGCCTTCGTCAAATTGAAGTGCAATTTGTGTAAGTTGAATAAGAGCCTGGCCTCGCATCTCATCTACATAACTGTAGCCACGCCAATTACTACGTAAACTATAACGCTCGCATAATTTCAAAAACATGGCACCCAAACGATTGGTAATACGACCATGGTCAACAGAGAACTTGCCAGTTTCCAAGTCGCCCTGCCAATGACTACGTAATACTTCACGCCAAGATCCATCTGCATTAAGTACAAAATGCTTAAATGGAGGAAAGTTTACTTTGGATCGATGATCAGCCAAACTCTTAGGATTATTTTTACGTCCAGGTTCCAATGGAATATGGTCCCAGGTCATTACCCTAATTACTAAATCAGATGTTGGAATAGTTTTAGGATCAATTGCAAACTCGTCAGCCTTGGGTTTGTTACTTGCCTTACCTTCCCATAACGCCAATGCGGCCTGATGTGCTTGCTGACTCAACCTGGTGGCTCGTGCTTCTCGTGCTAGATTAATTGCACCTTCGGGACATAATTTAGTTTTTCTGTTATGAACTGTTTTTAAATCGGAAGTGATATAATCATATTGCTGAAATTCTTTACTTTCTACCCAGCAATAGTTCATTTTACTACGATGAATCTCTGCTAAGATATCTTTGTTTTTAAGATAAATTGTTTTTGTTTTTTCTTCCACAGTGTATGCTCCTTGCTATTAGTTTAGCACATTAGTTTAAGGTTGTCAATAGGTAAAGTAGGTATATAACACAAACGGTAAATACAAGTGGAGAATTTACCATGAAAATTACTGATATAGCCCCTCGTATTATTGCAGTATATGCTGGCCGCTTCCACCCGTTTCATCGTGGACATGCGGAAGTGTTTCGCGAGCTTGCCTCAAAGTTTGGCATTGCAAATACTTATATTACCACCAGCGGCAAGGTTGTACCAGGAACAAGCCCATTTGATTTTAGTGAAAAGCTAACTATGATGCAGGCAGCAGGCGTACCAGCTGATCATGTCATTGAAGAAACAGTTCCATATTCTCCAAGGATTTTACCAGGTAAACTAGGACTTGATCCAAGCAAGGATGTATTAGTATTTGGTGTTGGACAAAAAGACATGGCCGAAGATCCAAGATTTGGATTTGCACCTCTCAAAGATGGGACTCCTAGTTACTTTCAATCATACAAAGGCAACGAACGCAAGTTAATGCCATTTTCAGACAAAAAGAACACAGACGGCACTCGAGCAGGTCATGGGTATGTTATTCCTGTTGCTGATGTAAAGTTTCCTATTCTGGGAAAAACAGTAAACAGCGCCAGCGCGATCAGATCAATGTACACTGAATCATCTGATGAAGACCGATTAAAAATCATAGAAGAACTTTATCCAAATGGTCAAGAGTTTTATAAACAACTTAAACGCATTTTTGATGCCAAGTTAGGAGCATAACGTGGCAAATTTATCTTCGCCTGTTACAATTGAGTTCAAAGCTCTTGGTAGCACAATTCAGTGGCCAAGTACTCCCAAGATTAATCAATCAATCGAAGTAAACTACAGTACCTGGGAATTGCAACATACCAATTATCAGCCTAGTGCATTTGGTAGTCGATCAACTCCAACAATTAATATTTCTGGTCAGTGGTTCAGCAGAGATACAGCAGAAGCAACAAGAACATTACAGGCAATCCATATACTTAGATCTGCTACCAGCATGTATTATGGTCGTGAAGATTCAAAGAAGGGTACACCACCACCCATTGGTAGATTGAATGCACACGGTTTATATAATAATACTCCTGTAGTTGTCAAAACTTTTCAATATGATTATCCAAACGATGTTGACTATATCACAGCATCATTGTTTGATGGAGAACAAGCTGTTCCTGTTCTATTTGAAATGTCAGTATCATTAATTGTGCAAGTCAACTTAGTTGACACGGTAAAAAATTACACCCTAGACAAGTTCCTCAAAGGTGATTTATTAGGGGATGGGTATATCTAATGGCAACAACTGGAAAAAATCAATATTCATTTACACCTATCACTGACTTCTATTTAGATATTGCAAACTTCCCTGAAGTCAGAGAACTACTTAGAAATAAATCACCTGAGTTATATACTGTTACACCAAAGCATCAGCATAGGCCAGACTTGCTAAGTTATGATCTTTATGGCAACAGTAATTATTGGTGGGTTATTGTTTTATTAAACAGAAATCAGTTACAAGATCCTATTAGAGATTTAGAAGCAGGCATGGTCCTTCGTGTACTTTCTCGCACTGATATCAGCGGAGTCATTTAATGGCAGAAAAACCAACGTACAACAACGATGTCGGCTTGCCCGATACTCATTATAACCCTTTACAAAACTATAGAAATGTAACCTACAATACAAGGTTAACTATGATGCCGTCTGGCGAATCAACCAAGTCACGACGTGAAAGATCTTATGATTTTAAAAAGGGTATTACTGTTTGGGAAACCGGGGGTACTGGTACTGTTTTCTTAGAAGAACTAACAATTGAAACTGTTGGAACGGGCAATGAGACTGCCAATTATGCAATGCAAGATTTCCATAAATTTCAAGGTAAGTTAATTGAGCCAATTGGCGGAAGATTAATTGAAGCAATTAGTTTATCTGCTATGGCCCTTGATTATCCCAACAACAGTGACGCAGTGTATCTATTAGAAGTATACTTTACCGGATATGATAATAGTGATATGCCAGTAACATGTAAAGGCTGGGACGATGAAGAATTAGTATTCCGTTGGTACGTTAAGTTACTACAATTAAAGATGTCGCTTAACTATCAAGGAAGTACATACGACTTTGAAATGTACCCAGACTTAGGCAATGCCAAACTTTCAGATTTTACAAATTTAGAACAAGGGTTTAGGATGGAAGGTCATCCAGATTCAATTGGAAGTTTTTGTTCACAACTTCAAGAAGCATTAAACAAGCGGGAAAAAGATAAAGTTGATAGTGGATTACGTTGCTATCCCCACAAGTATAAAATTTCTGCACACAAAGACATAACAAATTTTAAGTTTGATTATGGATTTTTTTCAAACCTTGCTCATTTGTGGGGATTGTATAAGGGAGAAATTCAAGTCAACACCGGCACATCAATTCAAACTTTTATCTTGGGGTCAATGACAAACAGTAAAGAATTGTTAAAATTCCTACATCGTATTCCAGAGAGAAAAGAATTTAACGCAACTGATACTAAACCAGATACCATTCATATGCCAATGAAAAATATCAGTATCATCTCTGGTTCTAAGGCACAAGAACAAGGTGGCAAAGTTATATTTGATAACAAGCTTGGTAGTGTAGCATATGAAGTGCATTACTTTATCACAACCAAGGAAGATGCTAAAAATATTATTAGTCCGCAAGAATATAAAGATGCACAAGATCAAGGAAACAGAGATAAACGTGTAGACAATTGGATTAAAAAAGGACTATTGCGAAAAGTATATAAATGGATTTACACTGGAGAAAACACTGAAGTAATCTCAGCAGACATTAAAATTGATAACCTATGGCGTAATGTAAGACCATTATGGATTGATGAAAATGGTAATCCCATTGCCGCTAGCTCTACTCCTAAACCTGCACAAAAAGGCCAAGCTGGTAAAGCAACATCTAAGGCCATAAACTGCAATGAAGCAAGACAAGTTGAAAAGTTAGGCGACGGTCAAACTCAATATTATGCAGAAGACATTCCTTTTAAAAAGGGTGATGAACGTAGAATTACTGCAAAACCAGGCTGGTGGCCACACATGCCTAGATATTACCACATGAACACAACTGTTGACCAAGCTAGTCAGCAATCTTCTGTATATCAAGAGAGTGCCCAAGAATACAGCATTTTTAGACAAATTGGCAATAATCAAGCCACTGGTGGCAGTGACATGTTTAGTTTAAATTTAGAAACAGTTGGTGATCCATATTGGTTATTTCAAATTCCAGGAAAGCCAGGAACTCCTCCCTGGGAGGAAGATGTATGGGAATATGAAAAGGAACAACTGACCGAGGAGCAACTTGCCGAGAAACGCAAAAAAACTGCTAGTCATAACTGGTTACCTTTTATTTGGTTTGAAGCAGTAGTTCCATCTGTCGACTGGACTTCAACTGATCTAATGGCTTTAAAAAACGCAGATGCAGTCACTGGAATTTATGCAATTAAAAAAGTTGTTAATAAATTTGTTAAAGGTAAGTTTACATCACAATTAGAATGTTTTAGAGATGCATTATCTAATCCGTGGAGTAAAAAAGCAGGTCCTGCTGGCAACAAAGAAGCTGTTGGTGGTGGCACTGGTGCTGGCAAAGGCCCTAGTAATGCTGGACCGTTCCCTAGTGCTAATGCAAGCAACACAAGGGCAAGCCAAGATTATCCAGCTAATCCAAGTAATAATGTTCCGCCTCGTCCTACAGATTCCAAGGACTGGAAAGGTCAGCAAGTATGGGATTCAAAATACGCAAGTGGCTGGAATGCAGATGGTACAAGTAAAAAAAGGTAATCTACAATGAGAGTAAATTCATCAGGAGGAAGTCCAGCAGGTACCGGCAGCACATCTGACAGTAACAAGCATTTTGGTATCTTCCTTGGCAAGATAAAAGAAAATACAGATCCTGAAGGCCTTGGCCGGTTGCGAGTATGGATTCCACAACTTAGTACAGCTAGAGAAGACGATGCATCTAGTTGGTACACCGTTAGATATTGCCCGCCATTTGCAGGAGCCAGTAATACAGCCGATGAATCACAAGCAAATAATGCCACTGCATATGAACAAACAAATCAAGGATATGGTTTTTGGGCTGTTCCTCCGCATAAAAATGTTAATGTAATTTGTGCATTTATCAACGGCGAATCACACCAGGGTATTTGGTGGTCTTGCTTGCCACATGACGGGCATACGCACTCTATTCCAGCAGTGGCAAGCGGGTCTACACACAACGGAAAAGTAAAGCCATTGTCTGAACGAAACCGATATAACACAAAAGATCCACAAAAAGAAAATAGACCAGAACATTTACTAAGTGACATACTGTCAAAGCAAGGATTAGAAAACGATTTGCGCCGCGGCCATAGCAATGCTGGTCCTTTTAGAGATAAAGATAAACATCCTGGCCTGGCATACGGCTTTTTAACACCTGGTCAACATCAATTTGTGTTAGACGACGGAGAAAAAGGCAATGGTGGCCAGATACGTTTACGTACCAATAGTGGTAACACTATGATAATGGACAATGACGAAGGATTTATCTACTTTATTAATGCCAATGGTAGTGCATGGATGCAACTTGATAAAGAAGGTAACGTAGACATATATGCCGCCGGGGATATTAGTTTTGCCGCAGAAAAAAGTATTAATTTACATGCTGGAAATAATATTAACATTGAAGCGGCAGCAAATATAAATGCCGTTGCAACCAATAACATTCAAATGGAAGCTTGCCAAGTATTCAACGCAACTGGAACAACTGGCATGAAGCTGACCAGTAATCAAAATATGAACGTTTATGCAGACAGCCAATTTAAAGCAACTGCACTACGTATAGACCTTAACGGTCCAACTGCGGATATAGCAGATAAGCCACAAGAAAACAGCTTGGTGACAAATACAACAGTTGGTAAAAGTATTGCAGGTCGAGTTCCAGAAGCAGAACCGTACGGTGGACATGTATCACGCACCGGCGGCGAACAAATTACAACCCCTCCTGGCAGAGTTGCACAAGATGATAATTTAGGTAATCCACAAATTACACCTGACCCAAAAAGCTACGAAGACCTTCCGCCACCTACAACAGCAGATGCAATTGATTGCGTGGCTGATTTTAGTGCATCAAGACTTAGTGAAACTGGCTTTGAAAAAATGATGAGTCGTGAAGCTTATCGAGGTATGCAATATAGTGATTATCAAGGATACAGTATAGGATATGGGACTCGAATTGACATTTTTGGTCCACAAAACTCTGCTAGTAAACTTGACAGTCAGATTAAGAATGCACTACTGGCTGGTCCCAGTGAAGTCGAAGCAAGAACAGCCAGCAGACAAATTGTTGACAGGCACGTTGCTCCGGGAGTAATCAGTACGCTGAAAAAAGAATCTGCTGGCAAAAAAGTTTGTATTACTCAAGCCCAAGTCGATGCATTGATTATAGCGGCATATGGAAATCCATCAAGTGCAAATAGCATGGCAACACAGCTTGTGGCCGCTGCCGCCAAACAGCCCGACGGTAAACCAACAAATTCTGACATTGCAGGTATTTGGGCTAATGCATCGTATTCAAATAGTTCAACTCAAAGGAACAGCGAAGCAAGATATGCAATGACAGGCAGCGGCAACCCAGATGACGCAAATAAATCAGCGGCCAGTCGTATGACAGCCGGTGTAAAATCTGATACTAATGCTGTTATTAATAATAAAGCTAGAAATCCGCAAAATGGCGCCTGGAGAACTGCTGACGGAAATGGGCCATCAACAGGAACCAAAGTTGAAGCGGCATACACTGCTCCTACACCTCGACAATTTGGACAGTATGAACGCAGTACTTGGCTGAACACCGGAAAAGTACCTCAGGGTTCGCGACTAACAGAGCAACAATTAAAAGACAAATACGGTTCTCCCGGGGAGTGACTCGATTGATAAAACCCAGGATAATAAAAACTGGTAAATAGGTTTATGCCAGTTTTTAAATCAAGATTTCGAGGATATAGTTCAATTGGGACCAGTTTCTTATCCCCTACTCGTTACGACCTAGACCTTGCTCGCCAAGACTTATTAAATCATTTTAACACACGACGCGGCGAACGTGTAATGATGCCAGAATTTGGAAGTATTGTTTGGGAATTATTGTTTGATCCGCTTGATGATAAAACTATAAGATTAATAGATGAAGATGTACGTAATATTATTAAGAATGACCCACGATGGTCTCTTGCAAGTGTGTCAATTTCAGAAGGTCCCAATGCATTGAATATTGAGATAATAGTTACGTATGTGCCCACGGATGAAACTGTGATATTACCGTTGACGTACGATAAAGGAACAACAACAAAATGAGTCAAACTCGCAGACTTGGGCAACTATATGCTGCCGAAACTTGGTTAAACAACTATCGCTATCTGGTTAATCCAGACTTTAAAGCCTATGACTTTGAAAGTCTACGTACTGCATTATTAAATCATGTCCAGGTAAACTATCCTGAAGATTTCAATGACTTTATTAATAGCAGTGAATATGTTGCGTTGATTGACACGCTGGCATTTATGGGACAAAATTTAGCATTCCGTAGTGATTTAAATTTGCGTGAAACATACTTAGATACTGCCAGAGTTCGTGGAAACGTATTAAGTATTGCCCGTCAATTGGGATATAAACCTTTCCGTAACGGCAACGCTGGCGGCTTCTTACGTGTATCTGCAATTAAAACTACACAAAATTTATATGACAGTCAGGGTGCAAATTTAGCCGGACAAATCATTGTGTGGGCAGACCCACTGAATCCAGATTTTGCCGAGCAGTTTACAACTATTCTCAACGAAGCATTAAACAAAGGGAACCCTGTTGGCCGCCCAATCAGCAGTATTATTAGTAATGGTGTTGTACGTCAACTATATCAAATTGATCAGCCGGACAATCGAAGCATGGTTGAAACATTTACATTAAGTGCTAGAAATAGCACAAGCTACGACTGTGAATTATTGCCAATGATGATTGATGCTGATTCTCATTTGGCAGTTGAAAGCGAACCTAATCCATATGGTTACATGACTGCATTGTTTAACAATGATGGTACTGGTTATGCTAATGTATCTAACGGTTGGTTCTTTATGTTTAAGCAGGGTAATCTAAAATATGAAGACTATGTATTAACATCAAGAGTTGAAAATCGTGTAATTGACTTGGCTGGAAGTAGCATCAATGAAACTGACGTATGGGTACAAAGCATTGATGGACAAGGTAAAATTTTAGATACATGGACTCAGGTTCCAAGTACTGTTGGTAAGAATATTGCGTTTAATGCAATTAATAAAGATACTAGAAAAATTTACGAAGTAATTACCAGAGAAAATGATGCAATTTCAATTAAGTTCGGCGATGGCACGTTTGCCGAAATTCCTGTTGGTAACATTCGTATTTGGTATCGTCAAAGTGCAAATGAAAGCGTAGTGTTTACTACAAATGATGTATCGGGACTGCAAGTTTCTATTCGTTATGTTGACGGACAGGGATTAGAGCAGGATTTAATCTGCACACTTGATTTAATAAATGTTGTCAGCAGTACTGCCAGCGAGTCAATAGATCAAATTAAAAATCGTGCCAGTCGTACGGCTGCCAGTCAAGACCGTATGATTACTGCTGGCGACTACAACATTTTTCCTGAAGGAAGAATTGGCGGAGTTGATAAAATTCAAACAATTAATCGTACATACGCTGGCCAAAGCATGTACGCAGACATACAAGATCCAACCAGTACATATCGTCCTGTATTGACTTTTGCCGATGACGGATTTTTGTACACTACAGAAACAACCTTTCAGGATTCTATAAGTGAAATAGCCGGAACAAATGGAATTATCACCTGGGCAGAGAATTTATTATTGAATAGAGGAACTCACCAACTCTATTATAAAAATCGTGAACCAAAAACCTATCCTCGAGTAACAATCGCAAGTAGCGTAGTTAGTATATTATGGAAAAATATTGATTATACAACAAATTCTAGTCATGGCTATTTTTACTCAAGTGACGACGTAAACAAAACTCCAATTAGAATTGGTAAAGGTAGTGTTATATTAGAACAACGCAGTTTGCGTAAAAATTCATTGGTCAATTTTGGTACTAAATGGTCTAAAATATTAGATGTATATCGAGAAGGATTTGGTCTGGCTGATAACGATGGCAACAACAGTGGACTAAGAGCAAATGGACTTGGTGCTGTGTTTTTAGATGGAATTGTTGCAGATGGTGCCACAGCTGAAAAGTGGATTCCAAACTTACGTACAGTTTTTAATCTCAATGAGGTCAATGACATTACAGCACAATTGAATAGTCAACAAAGCTTTGGATTAAAATACGATCAAAAGAAAGATAGATGGTTTGTTATTACAGCTGACAATATCGATATCAATAAAGATTTTGAGCCAGACACTATTACACCAATGGCCGACGCAGGTTGGTTGATTCGATTTTATTATAATGCTGGTATGTGGTCAGCAGAAGTACGCAAAGACCAAACAGTGTTTGGCAGTGCTGGTCAATTAGATTTCCATAATCAGCGTTTTGGCACAGCACTTGATCAAACTACAAAACGTTTGATTAAAGATTCTGTTAAATTTTTAGCAGTAGCCGACGGACAGATTGTTGGGCAAAGCGAGTTAGACGTTGCTGACTATATCAGACTTGATGACGGCCGCTACGACCCAAAAAGAGTATCTGTTTTACTTCCAGGACTATTAGATACTCTGGTCCCTAAAAATCCAGATGTCATTTCTGCTCTGGTTGGCTTAACATTAGATACAAATTTAAAAATGAAACGTCAGGAATTTGTTGATGCACCAGGTCAATACACAATTGTTCCAGTAGAAACCAATGGCGATTTTAATGTAACTGGCAGACAAAAGTTAAAGGTACAATATAATCATGTACCATTGCGCGATAATCGAGTTGACTCGTCAACTACCAACATCATTGACATGTTTGTATTAACATCATCATTTAATCAATCGTTTAGAGCATGGATTGCCGCTGGCGCAAAAGACGGTCTTCGTCCATTGCCATTGACAACTTATGGATTAGGTAAATTGATGCAAGGCATTGAACAATATAAGAGTGTAAGCGATAGTATTGTTTATCATCCTGTAAATTATAAAGTATTATTTGGTAGTGGAAGCGATCTTCGTTATCGCGCCGCGTTCCGTGTTACAAAAAGTGACGGAACACGTATCAGCGACGCTGAAATTCGCAGTCGTGTAATTGCTAGTGTTAATCGATATTTTGCGGCAGATAATTGGGATTTTGGAGAAACTTTCTTCTTCACTGACTTGGCAGCATGGGTTCATAAAGACCTGGGCGGTATTATTAGCAGTATTGTTCTGGTACCAAGACAATCAGGATTATTATCAAGCGATTTATTTCAAATTAAATGCGACAATGACGAATTGTTTATTAGTAGTGCTACTGTGGCCGACGTTGAAGTTATTACAAGCCTAGTTGCACCAGTTGTTATATCACAAGGTTAAAATGGAAAAGAACCCAAAATCACTAACTCCTTCTGATGCAGGAATTAAAACATATCCAGGTCAAACCAATGGAGAATATGTTGCTCCATTGGTTACAGGTTTATTACCAACCATCTTTCGTACTGATACAAATAAAAAAGTATTAAGTGCAGTAGCAGAAGATTTATTCCAACCAAGCGCCTTGGAAGATTTAAATTTTTCAGTCGGACGCAACACAAGTAAAACTGTAGTAAAAGATTATTTGCCACATCCAACGGCACGTAGACAATTAGAAGCAGGTCTAGTAGTTTATACTAACAATGGTGCAAAAGCTCTAACAGCAGACAACATTGCTGACGCATGGGAATTGAATGATCGCTCCAACGAAACTCCTGTTCCTGTTAGTGTACTTGACCTTCCCATTGATTCAGATAAATTTGTCAATTGGACAGATTACTATTGGATTGAACAAGGGATGCCGGTAATTTATATCAGTGCAGTTGAAGAATTGATTGATATACAGAATGATATTATTGGCAAAAGTAATTATGTAACACCAGTTCAGTCCAATGGAAAACAATTAGAATTAAAAAATGGAATGAGAATTGTTTTTCAAGTTCGAGAAGGCCAGGCCAGTAGCATCAACGGAGATTATACCTTTACTATGATTGCCAATGGTGAAGTTGAACAGTCATTGAATGTTGAATTAACAGCATATAACAAAACTAATGTTCGCATTAGTATTAACAATGAAAACAAACAAAACGGTGTAGATTTCATTGTTCTTGGAAATACAATTAAATGGTTAACAACTGGACCGGCAGCCGGCGCCACAATTACAGTTGTTTGCAACAATTTCTTTTTAAATGATCCAGCTTTAAATACTCTTCGCAGATGGCAAGTAAGCGGAGTTGGTTCTCACAGTGGTATTCAATTATTAGGTCGCACACATCAGTATACAAATACAGTATACAGTAAGGCAGTACAAACCCTTTGGGACGAAACAGCAGTGTCGTGGGACAGTGTTGAGTGGGATGGTGCAATTCGTGGTATAAATCAAAAGCATTATGTGTGCGAACAAGTTGGTGCTGAGAATCGTAATGCACACAGCCGAGTTAATGTATGGTACCATAAAACTGTAATACAACAGGTTGCAGATTTCTTAGGGCTAGAATTTAGTGCAATTGCCAACAACAATAATAAAGCATCGCGCCCAATTGTTGAATTTGATAGAACATTAGAATTATTCAACAACGGCGTAACATATTGCGCCTGGCCAAATCTAGTGGTAGATAGCAATGTTGTGGCTCCAATTGATATTGTTAATATTAAGTTAAAGACGGAACGATCGTTGGCACTTGACACACGGTATGTAGATTTAATCAACAAGTTAAAGTACGCCCCAGACCTTTATGTTGAGATTAAATTCAAGGATCGTTTAAAGATTGCAGTTGACAAAAACAGAGTGTCTACTGTTGATTTTAAGAAAATTGATGACGAAGAAAATAAAGTAATATATGAAGTAAAAGGGAACAGAATTGAATGGCTTGCTGGCCACAGTCCGGCACCAGGCCATACTGTTACGATAAATTATAGAATTGAAGGTGTGCTATTAAAGGATCTAAGAATTTTATGGTTGGCTGATGGAAATTTCAAAGACAAGATTCTTACCTATTTTAATAATGGTGATGTAACCAGTTTGTTTCATTATGAACATCCGTCAGACGGCAGAGCAGTAGTAGTTGATACTCCGTATTCATCAAGCAACTATTACCTCAATGAATTTTATTGGTTCAATGGAGAAGCAAAGTTAGCCAGTTTTCGCTCAACTTGGACTCAACAACCTCGTTTTGAATTATATGATGCAAACCAGGTCAAGTTAAGTACAAACCCAATCAGACCACTTGTAATTAATACCACAATTATTAAGGTTGCTGACGGAGATCTGTACGACAATGAGTCCGGTTATAATTTAGAATTTTTGCCTAGTCAATTTACAGAACTAAGCAAGGATAATACTATTAAAAATGCAATGTATGATATTGTTTATAATCATACATTGCATAAACAATCAACGTATGAAGAAAATCGCAGTACTAAAAACATTCGCGGACCATATTCCTTTAGACGTTTTAAAGGAGGTCAGCTTGCTGACGAATTAAGTATTGGCTATCGTAAAGCCTGGTTTAGACTGCGTAGTTGGGTAACCCAACTACATGATGTTAATGGGCAAACTGAAGTTCAAATTGATAACTCTGCATGGCCTACATACGAATGGGTACTACATACCAAAGATGGAAATCTAGTAGTTGCTCATTCTGATGACAATTCACAGGTGGTTGACAATCATGCAATTGCAGCCTTAGGCGAGCCAGTAACTTTTAAAACTTACATTTCTAGTAAGCCAACCCAAGCAACAATTACAAGTCAAGACGGTACAACCGTTACTGCTCCAATCAATCAGAATGGTGTCTTTGGTTTCACTGTCAGTGAAACTTCGGGAAATTTGCTTACAGTATCAATAGCTGGGAAGAAATTTTATATCAGAATCATTAATGTCAAGAATGATCCAAGAAATATTAAGTTAAAGTTAAACGGATTACCAATTGATTATGCATTTAATATTACTCGTAATACCGATCTGACCATTGACTCTATCAGAGTATTACTCAACGGCATTGGTAAACTAGAAATATGTCACCAGGGTATCAATACACCTGCTGGCAGTAGTATTTCTGCAATTCCAGGATTTGAACTTAATCCCACTCAGGATATTAGTCTAGGTGAATTTACAGTCAGTCGTTTAGCATCATCAATGCTTGCAAATATTAACAGTAATAAATTATTTGACGACCAACAATGGATTGAGTGTCCTCAACTGCCAGCATTTAATGGCGCACTAATGGTAGATCATAGTGCAATGCGTAGCGCCTGGGCTAGCACAAGATTGAGCCCAACAGTTCAAGACGTTGCAACAGCACGTTCCGTATCCGCTTGGCGTTGGTATAGAAAATTTATTTCTAAGATTGAGTCTAATAACAATCTATTAGACTTACAACAATTTGGACCACGTCGTGGTTTAGATAGAATATTAGAAGAACTACTATTAGGAATCACATTCAGTTCAGCTGATGCAATCAGTGGCGTTGCATTTAGTACAAATGCAATGCGCTATGCTGGATATGTTGCTGTACAAAATACAAATTATCTAATCAATACCGGAACTGATAGTATATACCAAGGCGCTTACGGAACAGACCATGTATATGTTTATGTCAACGATGAATTAATATCTGCATCTCAGTTTAGTATTGTCAACAATCAGATTATCTTCAATGAAGCATTGACCATTGGAGACCGTGTTGATATCTATTACGGTAATGCATTACAATTATTAACTGGCATCCCTGCAAGTCCAACCAAGCTAGGCCTAGCGGAATTATACGTTCCACAAATCGTAACCGAGTCATGGGGAGATAATACAAGTAAGTTTATACAATTACATAATGGATCTAAAATTGCATTATTTGGTAATTCAGAAGAAGATATTAGAAATAAAATTATTTTAGAGTTTGAAAATAGAATCTACCTAGGATGCATATTCCAGGGCAACACATTGAATAGTAATTATTTGGCCACCACAGTATCGCCAACTATAGCAAATGCACAAATTGCCTGGTATGCAATGAACAACATAGATTATCGTGACCGTAATGATTATGTCTCAGACAATGCATGGACTTGGAACTACAACGGCAAAAGCTGGAGAGCCTTTTATATTGATTTATTTGGAACTGACCAATTACATACATCGCCATGGAAAGCCTTAGGGTATGCAGATGCACCATCCTGGTGGGAGTTGCATTATTCCTGGACAAATGCAAGTAAACGTCAGGCCCTGATTAGAGCACTGCAACATGGTATTGTTACCGAACCAGGCACACCAGAAACCACAGTACCTGAATTTGCAAGAAGCTTTACAACTTATCCAGTTAATCAATTTGGTAAACTATTGGCTCCTGGCGAATGGAATATTAATTTTGCACCAACTGCTGACATTGCACGTTTACCTTGGGAAATTGGAGCACTAGGTCCTGCTGAATTAGCATGGCGTCGTAGTGTTGCAGGTCACTGGGCAACTGTAATGCAACCATTGGATGATTATTCTAAAATCAGTGATTTTGTTGAATCTGGGGTTGATCCGTTTGTTAGAACAATTCCAACAAATAGTCCTAGAGCCAGGGGAGATATTACATTTAATCCTAGTTACTTTGCACAAAGTAGACCAGTAACTGGAATTGGTGCAATGCTGTTTGAAGCGTATAGAGAATTTAACCTACCTGGTGAGAATCCATTGGAAGAATTGATGTCAATTGCTCCTAGACTAGAATTTGCCTTGGGAGGATTTGCGGACTCGCGTATGTCATTGAAGATGTATTATGCAAAGTTTCAAACTGGTAGTTATGTGCCAGATGAAGATTTCTTCATGACATTAAACAATGGTGTGTCAATGGAGCAATTACGATACAGTGCAGTACGACTTGAAAAAGATGACGCCGGATTCCGAGTATACGGATATGATCCATCAAATCATTGGTTTGATGTATTTGCACCAGTTGTTGATAATTCAATAAATCAAATCTCTTCTCGTCGAAGCATTTCAACCAGCTCGGGTGATTTTACAGAATACTTAAATTGGATTCCAACTAGTATTCGTATACCATACGGCACATACATTACTAATAAACAAGATTTATTGACTCTTTTACTAGGATTAGGAGAATGCCAAAAATCAAAAGGCCTGTTGCTTGACGAAATTAACAGTCGAGGCACAATTACAGACTGGAAACAGGCTGCACTAGATGCATTTACCTGGATTGATGAACAATGGGACAACAACAACTATTGCATAATTGGTCCTGTGACAAACAATGGATTAAAAATTTATCATGCCACTGGTACTCTAGATAGATTAGATGCTGATTTGGGACGAACTGGCAAAATTTTATTTGCCAATGGACGTTCGGCATTGGCCAGTGAGTTATTGATTACTCGTGATTATGAAAAAAATGTAGATAAGATTACACCAATCACAGGCGAACAGATATTGTTTGCAGATCTAGCACAACGCGAATACGAACATGTTGTTTATGTGAACTTGGTTACAAAGTTTGGCGACTTGGTTGCAGATTTACAAACAAACAATAGACTTGATGTATTATCATTGAACGGCCGACGTACAACTAAGTGGGACGGACGTCCACATGCTCGAGGTGTTATAATTCAAAGCGATGGGCTATTGCCTGGATTTGATAGTTTAAGTAATGATGTATTAAAAAGCCACTTTCCCGAGAACAATGCATTTGATACATATAAATCAATAATTGCTCGCGGTGATGTAGTACCAGTCAAAGCCACTGTATTAACTGAGCTTATCCAAGATAAAACACAATCTCATTTATATCAACAAGGTCTGCAAAGTTCTGCAGGCACCAACTTGGCAATTAATGCAATATTTAGAGACGTTAATATTGATGTTCCTGGAAGAAGCCAGGACGTTGTTGTCAATGAAGAATGGTTATTTAATACTGGAAAATTTGGCAATATCAAAGATCAAAAGATATGGGAATTTGAAGTTCGTAAAAGTGACGTATCAACTAATCGTCAAATTGTAAGATTAAGCAACGGCGTTGTTGACAAGCTCAGTGACAATATCATTGATATTAACATGAATGACCGACGCTGGGTTACTAAGCCGCAAGATCCATTTAACTTTATTAAGATTAATAGAGCAACAAACACCACTTTAGAACAAACACAGTCATGGCTGCCAAGTGCAGGTGTAGCCAGTATTGTTGATGTAGATATTCAACACAGAAATATTTCGTCAGTTACAATTGATGATTTTAAAAAAATAGACCAATCAAATAAATTTGAAAACTTAGACAGTATTTCATATTATGATACGTTAACAACACGGGATATTTTTAGTGCTCAAGGATTTAGCAGAAATAAATCATACAATGTTGATGACCTGGCCTGGAGTGGTGGCGTACTATTTAGAGCCAAAGCCAATATTCCTGCTAGTAGTACAAGTGTAATTGATCCAGATTTGTATGAACAAGTGGATATTGATTCTCGCCTGCTTCCTGTAATTTGGGTCACTGATTTTGCATACAGTTTAACAAACAAAAAAGGAAGACAATACAGAGGCGCATGGTCGCCTGGAGTTGATTACAGTATAAATGATGTGGTATACCGCAACGGCTTGTATTATACCTGTACTCATGCTCATACTTCATTGGGTCAGTTTATTCAAAGTCAATTAGATACATTAACTATCATTGATGGCGGCGAAGGCTACACGGTCAGTGACACTATTAGCTTTGTATCAGATCAAGGCACAGGTGCATCGGCCCGCATCTTAGAAATTGCCAATGGTAAAATTGCGGCTTTCACAGTTAATCGGTCTGGTACAAATTATGAAACCAAACAGACCTACCTGAAAGTAAATGGCCAACGTTTAGAAGCTTTCAATTACAAAATTAATTACAAAAACATAATCGAAATAGGTGCTAACAGTAACGGAATCATAAGCAAAGTAAAACCAACTGCACCTGGAGTAAGCAAATTTACAATTGGTAATAATTATACCAGAAACAACGTTGAAATAACTATTGTTGGCAATGGAACCGGTGCTGTATTGGTTCCGATCATTGAAGACCAAATTCAAACAGGAGTTGTGTCAAAGAAAGGAATTATTCAATCGTTGACGTTAAAAAACGGCGGTCTAGGATACAGTGTTGGCGATGTTGTACGTATCCGTAATACTAATAATGCTGACTCGCCGGTTGATGCTATTGCCACAGTAGCCACAGTTGCATCTGTGCAATCAGCAACAGCTACCGCAGTTGTGCAAAATGGTTCTGTTACGAATGTTAATGTAGTTCAACCAGGGTCAGGATATGTAACACCACCAACAGTTACTATTGCACCACCTAACAATCAAGGCACAATTACAAAAACGGTCAATTATTCACCATCAGTTAGTTTTGAACAAGAAAATAAATTGGTCGGGCAAGATATTGCCAATCAATTGATAGCATGGATTGATGGATTTAATACCAATAGTTTTGACATTGATCCTGCGGTATTTAAAAATGTATTATACAATCTTGAAGGTGATGAAACTATTGCCACCAAGTGGGGAAATGTAGGTGTTCAATTATGGCAAGCTGATACAGTTGTCAATACACTAATTGATCAGGCAAATATAGCAATGCAAGGACATATTGGTTCTGCAAATACCTACGTTGTTGATAACGTACCGCGCACATTGCGTCAAGTGACCAATGGAGAATTTACGGTCAATGGATTGACTTATACAAAGAGTTCAGTAGCCCGAAGCGGATTGAAATGGACTCCTACCACACAAATAACAGCTGGACTACGATCACAATTAATTGACAATGCAGTACAGGCATACATGGGACTTGGAATGTCTAATGGCGACAACGACACTACTTCTTTTTATAATGATCCTTCTAATATACAAATTGTAAGAACAGAAGTTGGTCATATTTTAGATCTAATTGCACAGGCCTATACAAATACAGCTTTTGGTGCAACAGTAAATTTATTCAACTATACTGTTAAATCAACTGTTACTCCAAGACAAGCAGTTGCACAAGCTATCCTATCAGCAAATGGAGGCAGCATTGCATCCTATGTTATAGTAGATGCAGGTGCTGGTTATGTTGACTCATTGCCACCAACTGTTACTGTTTCTGGACAATCTAGTGCAAGTAAAGCAATTGCAACATTAACATTAACTTCTCCTGGACAAAGTTATTTGTCAGGCGGCACTTATCAATTGTCAGGCGGCACTGGTACAGGCGGATCAGTTACTATAACAAGCGTAACTGACGAAGTTACTACTACTAAGATCTTGGATAACGGAGTAATCACTGGATTTACAGTTGCCAATGGCGGTAAAAATTATACGTCTCCTGCTACAATTAGAATTTCTCGCAAGCCCACTGTATTTTTCTCTGACAGCAACAAGCAAGAGTATCGCAGGGCATTTGCATCAGTTCTTAATGGTCGTGTTAATGAAATTACTATTAATCCAAATGACCAAGGCAACGTTGTAACACCAAGTGATATTAAAATTCAAATAATTGGTAACGGTCTTGGTGCGATTGCAAATCCAATTATTACCAATGGTAAATTAACTGGAGTCGAGATTGTATCTGGCGGCAGCGGATATACCACAGCACCACTGGTCAGAGTCATTGATCCATATTGGGCAAATGATGTAATTGAAATTAGTGTTGCGCTAGAAACTATAACCGCAGTTACTGATACACTGGAAGTAGGTAATATTGATAGTATTACAATTTATCCAAATGCAAGAAATGTTAACTTTAGCAATACTGCTACCGTAGAAGTGGTTGATCCAACTGGAAACGGCAACGGGGCTCAAATAGGAGTCAAGATTGCAAATGGTATTATATCTAAGGTAACATCACAATTTACCAACGACACAGGTGGTTCAGGATATGTAAGTTCGCCTACTGTAGTAGTCAGTGGCGGGTCATCTACAAATCCAGCAATATTACAAGCCAATATTAAATCATTCTGGGTACTTAAAAACTCTGGATATGGCTGGAATATTCTACAAACATTTGGCCCAATATATGTTGAGGAAGTGTGTCCTAATGCATTAAACACTGGATTAAACGAAAGTAAAGTTACTTTTGCAAGCCCGCATGGTTTAAGAGAAGGCGAATATTTTGTATTGTCAGGCTGTAACGATGGCAGTTACGATAGTGTACATGCAGTCAAGGCAGTGGTTGATGACTATAATGTAACTATAGCCGCACGTAGCTCGCAGGATGCAATTGCATACAATGTTGTAGCATTCAAGCTACTTCCAGTGAAATTTGATTCAACGTATGACTACGAAGAAACTAAAAACTATTATGACTGGAAAGCTGGAATGAAAGCTTATGTTGATAAAGATGACAACGAAGTATTAACCGGTATTCAAACATATAACTTTAAAGTGTATGAGTTCCAAGATGATGGAACAGGAACTCTAATTTCAACGCTGGTAGATAATGTATCTCAAGATTTTATTGATACCCAAAGTTTCTATAAGGCTCAAGTTGTTGATACTGCTAGCCAAGAATTGTTGGCAACACTTGAAATTTATGATCCATATAAAGGACAAATAATTGATGAAGTGGCACAATACATTAGCTATAAAGAACCAATTGACCCAGCTGTTTATAACATTGATGATTTGGATCAACTGGATAGCTCTATTATTGAACCATGGGATTTAAGAAAACTTGGCACACTATGGTGGGATATCAGCTATGTTCGTTACAATGAATACGAGCAAGGCACACTTGAATATCGTGCAGTTAACTGGGCAAAGCAAGCTGTTGACAGCGAAGTACGAATATACGAATGGGTGTCAAGTATGGATGTTCCATCATTTGAAACTCCAGGCATTTATCTAGATGACAGCAGTGGCGTTGGACAACCACGCTATTGTAAAATTGACGAGACTACTCCTGAAGGTGCTACAATAACAATGTATTATTATTGGAAACGTAATGTTACATCATTGCCAACGTATACTGCACGTCCATACACTGCCAAGGCAATTGAAGGTACATTAAATAATCCAGATTCTGAAGGAGTTGCTTGGATTTCGCCAATTGATAACGATTTATCTTCTGCATCATTTTTAATCTCTAATATACAAGATTATTTTACCGGCAGAGACAGCGTAATTATCAGAGTTGAACAGGATACTCATCCAGAGCAAAAACACACCACTGGCGTCTTGGTCAGTGAAGGAATGACAGGTACAACGATACCCGAATACCTATATATTCGTTTACGTGATTCTTTAGTAAGCTATGATGGGTATCGTCATGCAGAACCAATCTTTACCTGGGATTCAACTTCTAGCTACAAGGAAGGTGATATAATTTCATATTATGATATCCGTACCCAGGCATCTATTAGAAAAGTAACTGTTCCATCAGATTATCACGGATTAGATATGCCAATTCTAAAAACAATTAATGGCACTCGGAATAGTGTAACTCAATGCTGGTATCAGTCGGATGCTGACGGTCAATCCTTCAGTGATGGGCAGAGTCGATATGGTGTGTTCAAAGTATTAAATGATATACCAGCAGGTACATGGTCAAGTATTAGACCATCACTTGGTCTAATACAAGGTGCATTAGTCAAAGACCTAATTGAAGACAATAGATATTATCTTGTAACAGAACATCCGCGACGTGTGCCCGACAGTAGATTGCATCCAACCCGCAGATATGGTAACAGTTATGTACCTTATCCACAAACTTGGTTCAAGGATTTACAACGAGCTCGTCGAACTTGTTTGGAAGCAGTCAATGATAAATTATTAAAAATTGATGTTGTAAGTAAGCCTGATTGGGACAAGAATTTAAGAACATATATACCATTGCTTGGCCGTTTCATCACTAAATCTTTTGAATCAAGTGGAGTTTTAGACAGCCAATTTTATTTGCACTATGTATTAAAACCTGCTGACACAATCCGTGTAAAAGTAAATGGTACAATAATTGAGCAAGGTACAGGGTTTGACTTAATAAATGATTCACTTGTAATTAAGATTCCTTTGGCAAGAGGAGATATCATTGATGTACACATTTCAACAAACCCAATAATTTATCTTGATCCTGAATCTAATAGATCAACTAAAATTTGGGATTATGCTGATTATGTTGTTGACAACTACATAGCTGGCAATGAAACTATTCGAGTTACAAAGTTTGACGATTTAGTAGATTATCCAAGTGCAACAATTTTTGCTATTGTTGATGATAATAATATTACCCAACAAGTTTATAAAATAAACAATGGAAAATATGATCTAATCTATAGAAAGAACGGAACCATCCAATTTGTTGATTTATGGTACATGGAAGGATGGGATACCAAGCTATGGGATAGCAGCCAATGGGACCGCGATTACAGTGAAATGTTTGGTATTATACTTAATGCTCTTAGAGAAAACATCTTTATTGGTAGTGATATTGGATACTTTAACTTGACATTCTTTGATATGGTACGTGAAAGCTTGTCGCAGATTCCGGCCGCCGATTGGGTTTACAAAACAACATACTTGTCAGTGAACCAATCAAACAACAATGAACTTGAAGAAATTGCAGTATACTACGATAAGAAAGATAAGCTGATTAAAGATTACCTCAATGAGGTAAAACCATATCATAGCAAGTACATTGATCAAGGAACCTTTACAAGTTCTATGCAAGAGATAGATACATCTATCAATGAAAGCATTAAAATGCGTGTAACAGATATAGTATATCTAGCCACAGAACAAGGCTCTACTAATAGGGTCATTGACTACAAACGAAATGGCAATCCAGTAACTGTCAATGTGCCAAATCGCATTTTAACTGAGTCTGGTAATTTAATTATCATAAAAGATGAGGTTACAGAGCACGTATTAACCGACGAAGGTTAAAGTGGGTTATATAAAACAAGCTAAATATCATTATGAACATTCAGCATTTACCAGTACAGTTTAGCACTCATATCAAAATCATTGACCTTAATAATGGTTCAATTTTGCACGAAGGCTCAAACGCAATACACAAAGAAAACATGAGTTTAGCATTGGCACAGGGATTGTCACATGGACTAGGAACTTTTATTAGCGAAATGCACTTTGGATGTGGCGCAGCCATTATTGCAACAGATGGCGATGTTACATACAGGACTCCCAATGTTACTGGTATCAATGCAGACCTACATACTCCAACATATTTTAAAGTAGTCGATGAACTTGATTTCAATAAAGCGCAAGATCAATTGGATAATGTATCAGTCTCACACGTTAGTGGCACTGGTTATGCTGATGTTGTTGTTACAGCTACATTAGATTATGAAGAGCCCAAGGCAGTTGATTCAATTTATAATTTGTTCGATACTACCAGTGGCAAAATTGATCCAACTACAGTTTTTGATGGAGAATTTGAGTTCAATGAAATTGGATTAAAAACCAAAGGAACTGAAGGCCTGAATACAGGTCGTTTATTAACACATTTCATCTTTCATCCTATTCAAAAAAATGCCGAACAGCGTATTCAGATTGTGTATACTCTAAGAGTACAGGTAGGATAACCAATGAAAACTAAATATAATAATGGCACTTTAGCCAAAGAGGAATAAAAAATGGCATACGAAATAACTAAAAGCAACGGTTTAACCCTGATAACCCTATTAGACGGTGAAGTTGATTCAACAACTACCGACTTGACACTATTGGGTAAAAACTATCTTGGTTATGGCGAAATTATTGCTGAAAATTTCCTTCACTTACTAGAAAACTTTGGTGGAAGAAACAGAACAGATCTAATCCCAGTAGAAGGTCAGCTTTGGTACAACAATAAAACTGATAGTTTAACCTTAGCAGATGGATTTGCTCCACAAGAAATGTATTTTAACATTGACGGAAAGAATACACCAGCTAGTTGGAAGCACTTACTATCTTTTACCAATGGTACTGGCATCGAAGAAATTAACATTGTTGACACACAAGGCCAGAGACATAAGTGTATTAGAATTAAAATTAAGCCGTTGAATAGTCCAACAACCGTAATGGCCGCAATTATTAGTGTTGATGCAGACTTTACACCAGCAGGTGCTTCTTCACAAGTAGACGGATATGATTACACAACATTTTGCGGAAGTGGTGCAACTAACCTAGGTGAAGGCGATTATAATCAAACTGGTATAATTGGCAAAGGCCTTAACTTAAATTCCAGCGGAGATTTTAAAATTCGTGGTGTTGCAGTCGAAGCAGAATTTGCCGACGTTGCTGAAATTTATGTTGGTGATGCTAGTTATGAGCCAGGTACGTTGGTATCGTTAGGCGGACCTGCAGAAATTACACAAACTACAAATTATGCAGATACAAATATTTTTGGTATTGTATCCACTCGTCCTGCTTACTTAATGAACGCTAAAAAGAAAAAAGAAAAGAACGCATTGCCAATTGCTGTTGCTGGACGTATTCCAGTTAAGGTTAAAGGTATTGTAAACCGTGGTGATAGGTTAGTGTCTAGCGACATACCTGGAGTGGCTCAGGCTGCACAAGGCAATGAACCAACATGGAGCATTATTGGACGTAGCTTATCAGCGTTTTCCGGAGCAGGAGTAGGTAAGGTAGAAGCCACAGTTGGCGTTAGGTAATTGTCATGCCAATTAATAAAGCTGATAAGATCACGCACCAGCGATTCAATAATATAGCAGATGAACTCAATGAGTTATTTGCTGATACGCACGAAGGTGAAGGACCTAGTTCACTGACCAACGTGCAAGAAAATGCAATTCGTTGGGGCTGGGGCGGTAGTGCTGTACCTAGTACAGTTCGTGGTCAGAAGATTACGGCCGCATTAGTAAATGAATTAGCACATAGAATCAATATCAGCACATTACGAACAAACAGCTCTGACGATGAAATTCATATTGTG